AACATATACACCAGTTGCTAAGACTGACATCAATCAAGACGGCAACATTGACGCAACAGATACCGCATTGTTAGATGCTGGTGATGACTTTGGATTTAATGAGGGGATTCAGATATTATGAGTAGCTTAGAAGAAAACATGGAGGAGATGCTGAACATCAGTGTTGATGTTGAGTCGCAACCTATCAAACCTGCACCTCCCAAAACTACTAAAGATGATCAGACAAAAGACTATGAGTATACCCGTGGTGAATTATACTCACTCATAGATAAGGGTCAGGAGGCGGTACAAGGCGCTTTAGAGGTCGCTCAGGAGTCAGGGCACCCAAGAGCGTATGAAGTCGCTGTAGCGGCAATGAAGCACGTCGCAGACATGACTGAGAAACTACAGGCGCTTCATAAGAATATGAAAGACCTCGATGAAGAACAAAAAGGTCCTTCAAAAGTCACTAATAATGCTATGTTTGTAGGTTCTACAGCAGAATTACAGAAGATGTTAAAGCAAATGGGTGGTGGAAAACGCTAAATAATCTAGTTAACCCTGATACTTGGTATGAGAAGCTACGAAGAATTTAAAAGACTCGCTGAGTCTGCCAATGCTCAGGAGAACGAGATTTTAGAAGGTGCAGCCTGGACAAAGAAGGCTGGTAAATCAAAAGAAGGTGGACTTAACGAGAAAGGAAGAAAGTCTTACGAGAGAGCAAATCCTGGATCTGACCTTAAAGCACCAAGCAAGAAGGTTGGAAATCCCCGTAGGGCATCATTCTGCGCTCGAATGAAAGGAATGAAAAAGAAATTAACTTCAAAGAAAACTGCCAGCGATCCTGATAGCAGGATCAACAAATCACTACGTGCGTGGAATTGCTAACAATTTAAATAAAATAATTGTTAAAATGATGTAAAATATGCTCATAGATTCTATAATTAGATATGAGTTTAGCTGATAACATGAGACTTAATGACACTGACTTAACACGTATTATCACTGCCTGCAAGCTTTACCAAGAGCATACAGGATCCGAATGGATGTGGGAACAATACGAGTCGTTAGTGAATAAACTTAAGGTCTATAAAGATCAGTATTCTACGGACTAAAACATGTTAGATATTTTCGGATCAAACCCATCCGTGTATACATTACCAGGCACATGGGAACCGCAACCAGACATAGTATATGACCCAACATTTTTAATGATTGGTGCATCAGTAACAATTATGACTGCTGGTATCATATTTTTACTATCAATTCGGGGAAAAAGAAAACGAGTTTAATTAAACAAAACAATATGAAATTTATTTTTGCATTTTTAGCTACACTGTTCTTAGCATTTCCTGCATGGGCAGTAGACGTACAAATGGGATATGACGGAGGTTTAGTTTTTGAACCTTCTGAGGTTACAATTAACGCAGGCGAATCGATTCATTTTGTAAACAACATGCTACCACCTCACAATGTTCTTGTAGAGGATCATCCAGAACTAGGACATGATGCACTAGCTATGATGCCTGGTGAAGAGTTTGATGTTGAGTTTCCTGAAGCAGGAGACTACACATTCTACTGTGGTCCTCATAAAGGTGCAGGCATGATCGGAAAGGTACATGTAGAATGAAAACAATCAACATTGTTGTTTTAGACATCACTGTTGCAATACTAGATTTTCTCTATAAAGGTAGAGACTATCAACGCTTTTGGGTGCTGGAGGAAATAGCTCGGGCACCCTATTTTGCGTTTTTAAGTGTATTACATTTCAGAGAAAGTATGGGATTGCGAGGACCAGAACACCTTTATCTAATGGAGGAACATTTTGCTCAAACTCTTAACGAAACAGAACATTTGGAATACATGGAATCTAGGGGCGGTAATGCTTATTGGGTGGATCGCGCTCTCGCCAGACACCTCGTACTTATCTACTATTGGGTCAACGTGGTTTATTACTGGGTGGCTCCTAGGTCTGCTTACCATCTCTCCTACGAAGTAGAGATTCACGCGGCGCATACATATGAAAAGTTCTTGGAAACAAATAAGGATGATGAGCGTATTGTAGAAATTATGAATGACGAATTAGAACATGCTAGTGAATTATCAAACGCAATGGAGTTAATTAAATGAAAGTAGGAATGATCGGATTAGGTCGTATGGGTGAGGGTATGTCTCGCCGTATGATCAAACAAGGTATTGAAGTATGGGGTTACAGAAACAATTACGAAAAAGCTTCTAAACAATATGAGAAGGGTTACATCAGTGGATGTACTACCTCTATTGAAAATCTCGTTCAGGCAGTTCACAATGGACGTGGAGTTTTTGGTGATCCTGCTTTTAGACCAGGTATTTTTATGATGGTTGTACCAGCAGAAACAGTTGAGGATACTATTAATGAACTACTACAGTTTTGTAGTGAAGGAGATATTATTATTGATCACGGCAATAGTAATTTTAAAGACAGTAGGAGACGGGCAGAACGTCTTGCAAAACTGGGCATCGCGTATATTGACTGTGGTACTAGTGGTGGTGTTTACGGTCTGGAGCGTGGATACTGTCTTATGGTTGGTGGCGGAAGTGGTGCAGTCAGTAGCTGCTCTGCAATCTTCAACGCACTTGCACCTGGCGTTACCGCTGCACCTCGCACAAACGAAGGTTCTTATCTAACACAAGCAGAATCAGGTTGGTTACATTGTGGCGGACCTGGCGCTGGTCACTTTGTCAAAATGGTTCATAATGGTATTGAATATGGAATCATGCAAGCATACGCAGAAGGATTTAATATCCTGCATGAAGCTAATGCTGGGTCAGTTTATGTTAAGGAGGGCGATGCTGAGGTTGCTCCGATGGAGAATCCAGAAGATTATCAATATGATATTGATGTTCCTCAGGTTGCTGAGCTATGGCGTCGTGGTTCTGTTGTTGGTAGTTGGTTACTTGATCTTACCGCTGACGTTCTACGGCATGATAATGACCTTAGCAAATTCGATGGGGGAGTTAGCGATAGTGGTGAAGGTCGTTGGACTGTCAACGCTGCTGTGGATCTTGGTGTACCCACACCTGTTATCTCTGCCGCATTATATGAACGGTTTAATTCTCGCAGATTGGGAGAATTCGGAAACAAAATCTTGAATGGAATGCGATACATGTTTGGAGGTCACGATGTTAGGTAATGTCTTACTTTGGACAGCACTACCATTTGTATGTGCCACCCTCGCATTTGGAAGACTTAAAGGTGAAAACAATTACTACGAATCTGAAAATTATGACGGAAACGGATGCGCTCATTAGTAAACGCATAGTTATCTTTGGTGCTACTGGAGATCTATGTAAAAGAAAATTAATTCCTGCATTATATGAACTGTGGAAAAAACAACTTCTTCCACAAGGATTGCTTATCGTTGGTGCGTCTCGTAGAGAGATGTGCCCTAACGAATGGAGAAAATCACTGGGAGATTACCCAGAAGATTTTATGGATTGGTTAGATTTTGTTTCATGCGATCTTGACTGTAAAGAGAGTTTAATGAAACTGCACGATAAAAGTGTAGATACAACATACTTCCTATCTGTTCCACCAGAGAGATATGAAAATGCAATTGTCAATCTTAAAGAAGCTGGGTTCTTGGATGACTCAGAACACTCCAGAGTGGTTGTCGAAAAACCCTTTGGGACTGATTTTAAATCTGCTGATCATCTACAGTCAGTGGTGGAGCGACATTTACGCGAAAAACAAGTTTATCGCATTGACCATTATCTCGGTAAAGATACTGTTAATAGTATCCTCGCCACTCGTTTTAGCAATATACTTCTTGAACCACTTTGGAATAGGCAGTACATAGAAGAGGTTCAAATCTTCGCAACTGAAACTATTGGATGTGAAGGTCGCTCTCAATACTACGAGACTGCTGGTGCTGTACGTGATATGCTACAGAACCACATTCTACAGGTTCTTGCACTCGTAGCTATGGAACCACCTAGTAAAATGAATGCTAGGGAATTAAGACGCGAGAAGACAAAAGTGCTCGCAGCAACTAAACTTGGAACTAATCTTATCTTAGGTCAATATGAATCCTATCGTACTGAAGACGGTGTTGATCCTCTCAGTAACACTCCTACCTATTTTGCTGGTTCTCTATTCGTCAATAACTGGCGTTGGGAGGGCGTACCTTTTAACGTCATGACTGGTAAGAAAATGCCGTATGGGTGTGTAGAGGTTGTAGTAAAACTCAAAGCACCACCACAGCAATTATTTGATGGACACGAATTCAATGATAGAATTGTTTTGCGTCTGCAACCCAATCCACATCTAGATATTCGTATTGATATTAAATCGCCAGGACTTAATGACGATGTAGAAACTGCAACTTTGACACATGCATATCCACAAGACAGAGCTATTGATGGATATGAAAAACTTCTTTATGATGCTATTAACAATGATCAATCACACTTTGTTCATGCAGAAGAAGTTATGGAGTCATGGAGAATTGTTGATGACCTAATCTGCGTGGGTCCTAAGTGTTCAATTCGCACTACTCCTTATCTTTATCACGAAGGTATCTGGGGACATGTTCATAAAACAGAGTTCATAACTAATTGGGATTATCCAGAATGACACATCAAGTTTTATTGTTTGTTAGACACACCATGGAAACCCAATGGTCTCTGGGATTTTTAGCTTTGATATTAGTAGTAGTTCCCATCATAGGAATGGATCTTGTCCATAAATATGGATGGGAACATTGGCAACCCTTTAAATGAGCTTGCATAAACGCCACGGTCCTTTAAGTGGCGAAGAAATACAAGAACAAAGAGAACTAAGAAAACAATTGCGCGAACGTATAAAACAA